GTGGTCTGAGATTGCAACAGCTACTTCTCGTGTTTCTTCCTGAGCCGTCTCTTCTAGCCTTAGTTTACACACTCTGGCAAACGCTGCAACAGAGCCGGTCCAGTACCATTCTGTGTACATGGACTGAGGCAGAACTGCTCTGGCTTGCTCCTCACAAACCTTGAGTTTAAGCAGTCTATTATACGCATCGATAGAGTGCGAGATAGCAGAGGCGTAGATGTCCTCCACGATGCCTTGAGAAACCACACCAAAGCTTTCTGAGCCTTGCTTCTTATCGTCGCTCTGCTGCCTCCACAGGTCTGATATCCAAGCTTCTGGTCTGTCAGAAACATAGCGTCTACTGACCTCGTTCCAGACAAGTCCCACCTGATGCTTTGCCAACTGTCTGGCAACAAAGATAGGGGCCTTAACGTGGAAGGTGACACTGGTGTGCCCAAAGGGTGTCCAGTGGTTGTGCTTGGCCAAGTAAGCTATGAGCTTCTCATCCTTCTGAGAAAGCTTTTTACTCACCTTGCCAAAGCTGACCCTGGCTGCGTTAACCACAGACAAGTCTGAACCCATGTGGTCTATGAGTTTAACCTCCATCAACCTTGGCCTCTCTTCTTTGACATTGAGCCTGAATATGGGGAACGTTTGTTCAGGCGTTTGGTGTGGTTGCGCGGGGCAAGTTTATTTCTACGTTTTGTCTTAGGAACTGGGGTGTAGGAGTTAGCTCCCTGTTTACTCTTCTTCGCCATTTTCTTTTTCCTTTTGTATCTTATTGACAGCGTTGTCGATCTTCCAGAAAGCGTCCACGAGCTTAGAGTAGTCAGACAGCCACATATCGCCATCGAACTCCATTAGACTAGAAACAGGGTCGCAGACCAAGGGCTTCAACCGCATGATAAACTCTTCCGGTGTTATCTCTACGTTATACTCCCAATTCAACATTGTACCTTTAGATTTAGCCATAACTAGAACTCCTGTTTGATGGTTGTCATACGTCCAGTTTTCTTCTCGTAGAACAGTCTACCTGCTAGTCCTACGTCTCCTGTGTAGCGACACTTCAATACCCGCAGCGTCGTTGTGTTACTGACCACGGGGTCGTCACTCTGGGTGTCACGTTCCAAAGCTACCACAGTGTCACTGATCTGGGCGATGCCGTGAGAGCCTCTGAGGTGGCCCAGGTTAATCTCCACGCCTTCTTCGTGCGACCGGTCTGAGCCTAGTCGGCGCAGGTGAGTGACAAGGTGCAGAGTGCATCCGGTCTCTTCGGTCAACTGTCGCAGCAGTGTCATGGTGCGGTCAATGGCCTTTCGTTCGTCCATGATCTCCAGCCCTGAGACAAGGATGCTCAAGTGGTCGATAAAGATCACCTTGCAGTCCAAGCCCTGTACCATGAAACGGACACGAGAGAGCAGGTCGTCGGTGTTCATGCTGCCAAAATGGTCATACAAGTAAACACGTCCGGTGCCTAGAGTATTCGCAAAGTGTTCTTTGACTTTTTCTTTAGGATACTTGCTGAATACTTCGTTAAGATGCAGCGGAAGATTAGCCTCTACAGCCAAGATTCCTCTGCGAGTACGGTCCACGCTCTCTTCAAGGGCAATGATGCCTATGTTCAAGTCGGTGTTCTTGATGTAGTAGTGCTGTAGCTCCCGCAGGATGCTGGACTTACCTACGCCTGTACCAGCAGCCCAAGTGATGATCTCCCTACCGCGAGTACCCAGCGTCTTCTCCTGAAGGTCGGGGAACGGGAAAGCTAGGCTCTTGATGTTCTGCTCGTCCCACAGTCGGTCAAAGTTGTCCGCACCGTTGTGGATACCCGACGGGGTGTAGGAGTCTGTGTCCTTCAGGTGGGCCAGGAACTCGTTGCCCAGGCCACGCTTGGTGTACTCACAAGCGTCATTGTACTCTAGGTTGACCACGTAGGCTTTGCCCGGAGACAAAAGCTTGGCGCATTTCTCTGCGGCGGTACGGCCCGGAGTGTCGTTGTCGAAGCAGATGAAGACACGATCGTAGCGTTCGAGCAATTCCAGGTTCTTCTTGAAGTCACGCTCTGCACTGGCTGCTCCGCTCTTGATGCTCAGGACAGGCACCAGAGTACTCTTGGGGCTGTCGCTGACCTTGGTGGAGCCCAGAGGGATACGGTTGGCCATCTGGAACGCTGCCAGAGCGTCTGCCTCGCCTTCGGTGATGATGATCGTCTTGGAGCGTTGCGGGGCAGCTTTGGTAAGGGTGTGCGTACCGAACAAGTCGCACTTGCTGAACTCGCCTTCGGTCTTGTGCTCCTTCCCCGGCATACGTAGCTTGCTGGCCTTCAGGACTCCGTCACAGAAGTAGGGAAAATAGACAATATCATCTTGGACCTTTACCTCGTAGAACTCAGCGATGGCCCCGCCGATCTTCCGGTCTTGCCACCGTGTGTCAGGCTCTGGCTTCTTGTAGTCCTCAATGTTCGACACGTTATCAATCTCTTTCCGGTGCTGGTTGCAACTGAAGCAATAGGTGTGTCCGTCGTCGTACTCTGCCAGCGCGTCGCTGGAGCCACAGTCTTCGCACGGTTGGTGCGACTTGCTGACTTGGGAAGTGGTTTCCATTACCTAGCATACTCCTTATCCATCTCTGCCGCCAGAGCAGCATATCCGCAAATATCCACATAGCAGTCGTCGGTACCTGAGTGCATCAGCCTAGCCACCTTCAGCAGAATCATCATATGGGCCACGTCCATAGGTGTCAACTGAACCTGAACCTTTGACTTGGATGAGACATAGCGGGACCAGAGAGACGCTATCCTGTTGTGGTTCTCGTAGGCAGAGCCGTAGTCTGCAGCACGGTCACCGTTGATCAGTGCTTTTGCGGTTTCTAGACATTCGTTCCGGTCCATATCATTTGCCCTTCAGTTGCTTCTCAATCCTGATCGCCTTCGACAGGAAGATTGCCATTATTTGTGATAAGATCATTTACGTTTTCCTGTTCTATAACGGGAGCAGTTGGGTCTGTTTGTCCCAGTGCGTCCTTGATGTGCCAGTTGCACACGTTGCAGATGTCGTCTTTGCTCAGTACCGGCAGTACTATGTCACATATCGCGCACCTCATGTTAAATACTCCAAAGGTTCATTTTGTACCCGTTGTGTGCAATTATGAACAAACAGGTGACAATGTGCAAGACAACCCATGCTGTCCTGATTAGCGCAACTCTATCGGCCCGAAGGTCGTCTTGGAACGCCTTCTGACCGATAGCTTTGCACCAGTAGTGCCACGCTCTACGCAGCTTCGTCATGCTTCAGGACATAGCTGGCATAGGTCCGGCCCTGATCGTCGCTCTTGATGATGGTCTCGATCGGGTGACCGGCACGCTTGAGGTCATAGATTCGACCAGCCAAGCGGTAACACCCGAAGAGGCCCAGGGCTTGCAGGGGAGACAAACTCTTCCCGCTGCTCAGGTGCTTGAGGATTTTCTGGTTCTGGCTCATTTTCATATCTTGTTTCCTTTCAGGTCATTGATGAAATCCACGTAGTCCTCGTGGTTTTGATATTTATACGAAAATCCGTATTAAGTCAACTTATACGAAAATCCGTATATCGTGTTTTCCCTAAGTGAACAATATTGATACTAAGAGTGTTTAATCTCTATTGTGTTCTCAGTTGTGTACAATATTGTTATTATACACTGGTTTCTGAAGCTGTCAAGTCCCTTATTGGAAATAAAATTCGTCTTCTTTCCATTCGTAGATGTCTGGCTCCTGAGACAGAAAGTCTTTAAATCCCTCGATGGCCTCGATGAGGTACGTGAGAGACGATGATTTGCCGTTTATGTCTGCCAGCTCTTGGTAGAATTTTACAGTTTCTGGGTCTAGCCCTTTGTTGACAAGGGTGAACCAAAGGCTCATTTCGTCTACTATGTCTATCAATGGCTTGGTGCTCATTCTCCGCATGTCTCCGTTAGTTTGTCTTCGTGAGTTACTACTTCGTAGTTGTAATACACTTCTCTGTTACAACCTTGGCAATAGTAGTGGTCAAAGTAGTCAATGGTGATGATGTATTCCAGAGTTGTCTTGCAACGTGTGCAGGTTTTCATGCTAGGCCTCCAGCCCTTCTCTTGGCCTCCCTGAGCATCCAACAGACAGCGCATAGTAGCCTGCCTTTTGTCCTAATAGTAGCAGTTTTGAAGCAATGTTGGCAAAGGTGGTTCATGTCTTCTCCATTTTGTTAAGTTGTTTATCAGCCTCAGCGGCTATGTTCATGGCGTCTTTCCGGTAAAATTCAGAGACAAAGTGATACGGGTCTACTCGATACACAACGTCTTTGGCTCGTGTATTCACTTCAAACTCGTAGCCGTCCCCATCATCTAAGGTGATAACGAGGCCGCCGCTGCCGTCCCTTCGATACTTGGCGTCAAAGCTTGCCAAGTATGCTTTGGCTGTCATGCGGTTTGCGGCCTTGTCGCTACACATGCAACCTTCGCTTGAAGGAGCCATTTCGCAATTTGGACACTCTGTGAGTATTACACAGTTTTCTAGTTCATCTATGATACGGTTTATTCGCCATTGGATTTCTTTATAATCAGGTTCCATTTAGTCGTTCCTCCATAGGAAGGTTAGCAGTTGATCGAGTGCCAAGTATACAATGGTGACAATTATGGTGCAAAGGATAATGTCAATCATAATTTTGTTCCTTATGTCTCTGATACGCGACGTTATAAAATATCGTATATTATCGACATTTTGACAACGTGCTTGTCGCTACGATACGTGCCGCAATCAATCGCTTCTGTTCCTCCGGTGTGTTTAACCACTGGCACATCTCAAGTGCTTTGATCATGTTCCGCAATGCCCAGGCGGGTTGATTGCCTGTTATCTTTTTGGCTTCGTCATAGGTCATAGTTTTCCCTCTTTGTTTCAAAATTGCACAAGATAGGGCAAAGCGTAATGCCTTGCCCTAGTTTTTGCAATCTATTGGGGTCTCCAACCCTTGTATTGTTCGCGACCACGCTTTGCAACTTCCATATTGGCAAGGGTGAGGCGCGTAAATTCTGAGCGCACAGCAGCCTTCTTTTCCGGCTCAGGCTCCAGAAATGCGGCGTCTAGTTCGCGATTAACGGCGGCCATGTCAGCCCCGGCGCGGATAAGTGACTCAGCCCATTCGGTTGCGTTTGTCATTACGCCGCCGCCTTTCTCGGTCCGGTAACCGACCACGTCCAGAAATAATCGTTATCAAAACACAACCCGTCAACGTTGAGTTTGGTCTCGAACTCGTTGTATTTGTCCAGATATGTCTGAGCCGCTGCGGCATGGTTGGCGGTTGCGCTTAGTGCGTGATCGTATCCGACGCGGACGCGATTGCCGTTGGCCGTGGCTGTTATGCTGGAGCTTGTTCCGCTGTATCGTGTCCGTATTGCGTTGTTCGCGGTGGGCGTTTCAGTCATTGTCTTGGCTTTCTCTGTTTGTTGCGTTGTATCTAGTATACGAACCGTAACCCGTATTGCTCCACGCCGTCAAAATAAAAATCACCATTTTAAAACAAATCATATTGTCGCCACAATTGATTGCCTGTTCGTGGTTTGTTCCCATGCCTTGGAGGTACCACCAGAGCGCGTTGAGTGTCTTCCATATGATAGCACCTACCAAACGATCCAACGGCTCTGTGCGGGCTTTATATGGCGTTTATGACACCTATGCTTGCCAGGTATAGCAGTCATGCTACAGATGCATAGCTTGGTATATCAATACGATATAGGTTCATAAAGGTCAACATTGTTGTCCTATTCGCACCCTCTCCCTCTCTCTGGAATTATTCAAATCTGTCCAACATTGGACACAATTGTCCAACACCTTGTTATTGTACAATATGTAACAACATTGTCACAGTAGTGTTGCATTGTTATCATCGATCGGATGTTCACGGTTTGTTCACCTGTTGCAATATTGTTACACTGAAACAGGATTGTTACACTGTTGTTAAATGTCGAGACCCCCCCGCGTGCCAAAAAGTATTATATGTCCTTTGCGTTCATTTTTTGGGGAAGTAAAAAATTGTCCAACACTACTGTTGACACCATTGTTACTTTATTGTATACTTAGTGTAAGGATACATTATCCTTAATTGTACAATATAGAGGAATAAATCTTGCCACGTTACGCTGACTATTCCAATCCAAAGCCGATCAACAAGTCTCTTACTGAAAAGGAAGAGGCTTTTCTCATTGCTCTGGTTGATTCAAAGATGGAACCTTTGGAAGCGTTCTACGCAGCAGGGTACTCAGAGCCAAAGGAGAGCATGGCCAAGCACCGCTCTAAACGGCTCCAGAAGCACCTCTGGCTGCACATAGAGAACCGGATCAAGGAACGGGTAAGCGAGACGGCCACTTTGGCTCTAAACGTCCTAGAAGACCTTATGAGGACGGCTGACAGTGAGAATGTTCGCCTCAACGCTGCCAGGGATATTTTGTCTCGCGCAGGCTACGACGCGATCCAGCGGCAGGAAACGGTATTTAAAGAAGTTCACGAGATGTCTGACAAGGAACTCGACGAACAGATTAAAGAACTACTGGACACAGAGAACGTAATTCCGTTCAAAGACAAGAGTTAAGACAACTGTGAAACAGGATGTACTGGAGCTTCTTAAGGAAAAGCAAAAACGTGTAGAAACAAACAGAATCAGTTTCTACAAAGCTTACCCTTACCAGAAGAAGTTTCACGCTCAGGGCAAAGATTGTCCGCAACGTATTCTAATGGCGGCTAACCGCGTAGGTAAGACTTACTGCGGAGCCGTTGAAACCGCATACCACCTAACAGGAGAGTACCCTGAGTGGTGGGAGGGTAGACGATTTAAGAAGCCTGTGAAGGTATGGGCTGCTGGTGAGAGTAACGACACAACGCGGGATATTATCCAAAAGGAACTGTTTGGTTCACCTCAAGACCCTACACAACTGGGCAAAGGTGCAGTCCCCTTGGACAAGATTGTATCAACAGTGCGTAAGCCAGGAGTGCCTAACGCCTTCTCCAGTGCCTTGGTTAAGCACAAGAGCGGGGGTAACTCGCAGATAGCCTTCAAGGCCTACGAGCAGGGTTTTGAGAAGTTCATGGGCGAGGCAATCGACGTTGTCTGGCTCGACGAGGAACCTAAGCACGAGATTTTCTCGCAGTGTATCACCAGAACGGCTGACACTAACGGGATTGTCTATATGACGTTTACCCCAGAGCGGGGCATGACCAGCGTTGTAAGTGCGTTCCTGAACGACTTGAAGCCCGGACAGTCGATGTGTACGGCAACGTGGGACGACGTGGACCACTTGGACGAAAAGACAAAGACGCAGCTACTGGCGGTCTATAGTCCAGCAGAAAGGGAGATGAGGTCCAAGGGTATCCCGGTCTTCGGCTCTGGCCTTGTCTACCCGGTAAGTGAAGAAGACATAGTTTGTGAAGATTTTGAAATACCAGACCACTTTTTGTGCATAGCTGCTATCGACTTTGGTTTTGACCATCCCACCGCTGTATCGTGGGCTGCTTTAGACCCCGACGACGATATTATCTATATCTACGACGAATACCGTAGAAGCAAGGAAACACCGCTGACCCACGCGGCAGTAATTAACGCTAGAACACCGGCATTACCAGTAGCATTTCCCCATGACGGACTACAGCACGACAAGGGCAGCGGAGTACAGTTGGCGCAACAGTACAGAGATTTGGGGGTCTATATGCTCACAGAGCACTTCTCAAACCCTCCAGTTGACGGTGCCACTAAGGGAAACAACTCTATCGAGGCAGGTATCAGTGAACTACTACAACGCTTTGAAACAGGTCGTCTCCAGATATTCCAGTCTTGCACTGAAACTCTGGAAGAGCTTCGTCTCTACCACCGTAAAAACGGTAAAGTCGTTCCGGTCAAAGATGACCTTCTAAGTGCAATGCGCTACGCTGCCCTTTCTGTAGAGCGGTTTGGAGAGCGTGGTAAAAACAAAACAGTCTACCGCAAGTACAACTTTGACTCTGAAATTAAATACAACTCACCGGGAATTGTGTAATGCCAGTTAGAAAGGTCAAAGGTGGGTATCGTTGGGG